GAAATGTGGATGGATGGTGCAGATGGATACGGAAAGTTGAAGATTGTTCCAACTCCGATGGGCAACATTGTAAAGACATTGTTACAGTCGGGAGCGAAGTTGGGTGTATCTTCCCGTGGTTCTGGAAACGTAGGTGATGATGGTGCAGTTTCGGATTTCGAAATTATCACTGTTGACATCGTAGCACAACCGAGTGCGCCAAATGCATTTCCGAGAACAATATATGAAAGTCTTTTTAACATGAAGGGTGGCTCGAGAGTAATGGGGACCGCAAGGTCAGCATTGACAGAAGCCTCAGCACAGAAACAGCTTGTTAAAGACATTCAGAGATTTATTCAAGAGTTAAAAATTTAAGGGGAACTCAAGATGGCTAAAAAAATTGATGAGATCTTGAGCGAAAGCGTTGGCTTATCCGAAGAAACTAGAGGCCAGATTATTGGTCTTTGGGAATCTAGATTATCTGAAGCGCGTGAAGAAGTTGCTGCAACACTCCGTGAGGAATTTGCACGTAAGTTTGAACATGACAAGGGTACTTTAGTGGAATCGATGGATCGTTTCTTAACAGACAAAGTCCGCGTTGAACTCGAAGAATTCGCCGATGATAAGAGAAAACTTATCGCAGAACGTGTTGCTTACAAAAGTAAACTCGTCGAACACACAGGAATGTTAAACAAATTCATCACAGAAGCTGTAGCAAAAGAAATGAAAGAATTCTATGCCGAAAAGAAGGCAATGAAGGAAAACTTTGGAAAATTAGAAAACTTTCTGTTGAAGCAACTTGCCGAAGAAATTCGCGAGTTCCGCGCAGACAAGAAGTCCCTAGTAGAACAGAAAGTCAAGATGGTTACCGAAGGTAAACAAAAGCTACAAGAAACAAAAACACAGTTCATCAAGCGTGCTGCTCAAATCATTGAGTCTAACATTGAAAAGACATTGCGTAATGAAATCGGACAATTCAAGGAAGACATTCGTGTTGCCCGTGAAAATGATTTCGGCCGTAAGATCTTTGAAAGTGTAGCCGCTGAATTCATGACTTCGTACTTAAATGAAGGTACAGAGCTGAAGAAACTGCAAAAGGTTGTCGAATCGAAAAATACTCAACTTGCTACTTTAACTGAATCAGTTAAGAAAAACAAGTCGCTTATGGAAGGATTAGATAGCAAATTGCGTTCAACTCAGGACTTAGTTGAAAGACAAAAAGTCATGAACGAATTACTAGCACCATTGTCTAAGGACAAGAAGTCAGTAATGAAAGAGTTACTTGAATCAGTACAGACAAAGAATTTGCAAGGTGCATACAACAAGTATTTGCCAAGCGTTCTGAATGAGGCTGTTGAACGTAAACCTGCGTCTTCCAAGACACAGTTGAACGAAGCAACATTGTCTTCGAATACAGGTAACAGAGTGAAGGTCACTCAAGATGAAGATTCTAGCGAATCTTCAGAATTAAAACATATATTGTCCTTAGCCGGAATTAGAAAGTAATTAGGAGAAACTATAATGGCAACAAAGCTATTTGAATCAAACTGGGGCGCTACCAAAGAAGCCCTTTTAGAAGGTCTCTCAGGAACCCGTAGACAGTCCATGGACGTCGTGTTTGAAAACACTCGTCGTTACTTGGCTGAATCGGCTACTGCAGGTGCCACACAAGCTGGTAATATCGCTGTGCTTAACAAGGTTATGCTACCGTTAATTCGACGTGTCATGCCTACTGTTATTGCAAACGAAATCATGGGTGTTCAGCCTATGACAGGACCAGTAGGTCAAATCCACACATTGCGTGTTCGCTATGCGAATACAGCAGCTGGCGTAACAGCTGGTACAGAAGCACTTGGTCCATTCGAAATTGCTAAGGCATATTCGGGTAACGAAGTAGCTGCTGATCCTGCTGCTGCATCCACAGCACGTTTAGAAGGCGTACCAGGTAACAAGTTAAGCATCCAAATCTTGAAAGAGACTGTAGAAGCTAAGACTCGTAAGCTATCGGCACGTTGGACATTCGAAGCTGCACAAGATGCAAATGCTATTCATGGTATTGACATCGAAGCAGAAATTATGCAAGCTCTTGCACAAGAAATCACAGTTGAAATCGACCAGGAAATGATCTACAAGTTAGGTTCATTGGTTCCAGTTGCTCCAACAACATTCAATCAAGCCGCTGTATCAGGTACAGCAACTTACGTTGGTGATGAAATGGCTGCTCTTGCAGTTATGATCAACCAACAAGCTAACTTGATTGCAGCTCGCACACGTCGTGGTGCTGCTAACTGGGCAGTTGTTTCGCCAACAGCGTTAACAATTCTTCAGTCTGCAACAACATCATCGTTTGCTCGTACCACAGAAGGTACATTCGAAGCTCCTACAAACACAAAGTTTGTTGGTACATTGAATAGCACAATGCGTGTTTATGTTAACCAATATGCAAGTGATGGCGATCCAATCTTAATGGGCTATAAGGGTCCTACAGAAACAGACGCAGCAGCTTACTACTGCCCATATATTCCATTGATGAGCGTTGGTCCAGTTATGGATCCACAGACTTTCGAGCCTGTAGTTTCGTTCATGACACGTTATGGATATTTGGAACTTACAAATACAGCTAATTCCTTCGGTAATGCAGCTGACTATTTGAGCAAGGTTGGAATAAATTCATCCACGCTCAAGTTTTACTAATTCAAACCGGATTAGTACTATACAAGGTACGTTGACGAATAAAAAGCCCCGTTATTTCGGGGCTTTTTCTTGACTATTTCTTTTTGCTATTAGCTCTCGTCTAGCAGCCTTTCGTTCTTCTGTCCAGGGCACCTTAGTTTTTCCTTTTCTGTTTTCAGACATCATTTTCTTTGTTTCTTCAGAATGTAATATACCTAAGTGATTCTTATTGCCTTTTTGTTTTTCGGATAATTTCTTCTTGCTCTCATCAGAATGATGTTTGCCTTTGAAACTACTAACATTGCCTTTTCCTCGATGATGCCCCATTTGCGAAGCACTCAACTTAGTCTTAGATTCATCTGACCACTTCTTTCCCTTAGCCCTTGACGGTTGGCCGGTCATAATATCTTTCTGACATTGACGTTTTTCCTCTCGTAACACTTCATATTGTTTTGAGGTTATTTTAAACCTTGCACCACCGCGCTTTACATTACACATAAGAAAGAATGCATTTGTCATTTCTCTATTTCTGTGAATCTTATATAGTAAATGATGAGCCACAAAATGTTGTTTTGCAGATAATAATACAAGATTAGTTGGATCGTTTGATCCACCCATTGATTGTGGTATTATATGATGATTATCTGCATATCCTGTGGTAAGATTTAGTTGTGCAGATTTTATAAGAAGATTATATTGATGCTGATAATTCATATGCTACTCTTAAGTTCTATTACTTATCTTCCGAGGTATCGGATCTTATTAACTTTATGATAAATATATGAAACGGTAGGTAAACTATATGGCTCAGAAAATTAAAGTACAAGATGGTGTTATTGTCTATGCAGCGGCAGACCCTGCCCTTGATGTAGATTTTACTATCAATGGATATTTAACTGTTAGTAACGATATAACAGCATACAATATATTTGCATCAAATATCGAAGGTACATTAACTACATCAGCCCAACCAAACATTACAAGTGTCGGTACTCTAATTGACTTAACAGTTACAAATCCTATTGTCGGTAACATTACAGGCGCCGCAGACCTAAATGTATTGAAATCTGGCGATACAATGGATTCTGCCGCTAATTTAACATTTTCTGGTGGCGGCCAAGTATTAGGTTTACCAGCAATTCCGGTAGGGTTAACAGCAGCAGTTTCAAAACAATACGTTGATAATGCCGTTACAGGTTTAACATGGAAACAAGCAGCGAATTTGTTATCTAAGGATACCATTTTGTTAACTGGTACAGATTTAATAATAGATGGTCATGCCGCATTAACCCCATCACACGGCAATGGTTATCGTATATTATTGATAGGACAAGAATCACAAAATGAAGATGGCATTTATGTTGCCACAGTTACAGATACTCCTGTACCGAATACCTATAGTTTGGCTCGTTCTTCTGATGCGGCAACCAATGATGAATTAATAGGTGCTTCTATATTCATATTAGAAGGGCTTGTTTATGCCAATACTGGTTGGGTACAGTCTAATCATTACATTGTTGCGTTTAACAATCAGGATTGGGTTCAATTTTCCGGAGCAGGTACATATTCAGGCGGTACTGGTATTAACGTATCAGGAACTATTATTACCAATACTGGTGTATTAAGTAATGTAGCAGGAAGTAATATTTCTGTGTCAAGTGCCACCGGCAATGTGACAATTGCTGTGACTGGTACTGTTCCAACAGCAACCACATCAACTAATATATCCGGCGGGTTAGCAGGTAACATAATCTATCAATCAGCAGCAGGCACAACAGCACGTCTTACAACCGGTACATCAAGTCAGGTTCTTGTATCGGGTACAACACCGAGCTGGACAAATACCCCAATACTAACTGGTACAAACTTTACTGCTATTCCAAATGGAGCACTTACAAATAGTTCAATAACCGTTGGTTCAACTAACATTTCTTTAGGTGCAACTGGT